CTTGTCGATACGAAGGAAGCTCACGTCGTCAGCAACACCGGATACGAATTGGAAGTTCTCGGCATTGGAAAGGTCTTCTTCATCAGTGACACCGTTAGGGTTCACCAATGCGACAACCTTCGCGGCACCTGCAGCGTACTCAAGGATAGCCTTGGTCAGATTTTCAAGAGACTTGAGGTCACCAAGAATGGTTTCCACATGGCTTCGGCCATAATCTTCACCATCAATGCGGTTCCAGCGAAGAGCAAACCACGGACATTTGTCGATGGGGTATGTGCCTTCGGTGCCGGGAATGTCCTTGTCGTTGATGGATTGCTTGACGGTCCAAACTTTGTCCTCACGGACGAGATGTGTATACAGCTTGGCGGTCTTATCCATCGCCTTCATGGCACCTTCGGCATTTGCTTCCGAGGGAGCCTCAACAAGGCCAGCGATTTCAGGTGGAAGTGTAGCGATAGCCACCTCTTCGTGTGTGATGATCTCGATCTCATTACCCATTGGGTCACGCGAAACGACGTAGTTATCGAGTGTGAAAATCTTGATGCGGAGGTCTTCCTGCACGTAGATCAAGACGTTACCGCCGACGATCAAATGCATGGTGCCCTCAGAGAAACCCATACGGGTACCTGCGGTTTCCACCGAACGGGAAGCTGTGCGCTCCACCATAGTCAGGGCTTGCTCGATCTCTGCCCGTGCTTCGGGATTGGACGACAATTCTGCGAGTGTGTATTCCTCAATGTCCAACCGGAAGAAAGGCTCGTTTGGTGGCATCAGAGTGGTGGCGGCTTTGGCAGTTAGACCAATGCAACCTCGCGCTCCAACGCTTTGAAACGGCTGCTTCAACGGGCTAGACCCAGAGTGCCCTTCTGGTGTGATCAGCGATGGAATTGTTAGCGCTGAGTTCTCACGGGCACGGGTAAGGAATGGCTCACGGCTGCCTGAAAGCTGTGTGTAGCGGGCTTGCGTAGTAGCCATTTTGGTTTCCTTTTATTTCATGGGGACGTTGATGCCAGCGCCGCCTTTGCTGGACGCGCCACCTGCCGAATTTGGATCAATGCGGAGGGAGTTGCGGCCACGCTTCTTGCGCTGTTCTTGGTTGCGTTCTTCATCACCAAGCTCACGCCGAGGCGGCTCTAGGTTCATTGGGGTCGGTGCCTGTGCGCGGGGCTTCGGCATCTTCGGAGCTTTGGGCATGCTCATTTGTTCATCCTTCTAGAATGTTCTGTTTTCTGTGGTGACTGCGCAGGAGGTCCAAAACCCTTTGCTCACCCATCAGCCCACCAACCTCAGTGAGGGTGATTTCTGTGCTGCGGGGAGCTTTGTCGGGAAATGCAGTCTCTAGCGCCTTGAGAAGCTCTTCCGAAACATGCGGAAATTTCTTCATAGGTACCTCTTTGGGCTAGTATGTGTGTGAATGAGGAGACACCCCCAGCAATCTAATGCTGAGGGCGGTTGTTTAGAGACGACGACCTTTGGCCTGCATGTCCTTGAGACGGTCCAAAAACAGTTGGCATTTGTTGAGGTCGTAAGAGTGGTCGATGCCTTCCTTCTCACCAATCCGATAGAGGGCCTTGAAGAGGTTGCCACGGGCGAAGGACATTTCCTTGTGTTCGATCAGATCATTGAGTTCTGTCGCGCCCTTAGGCAGGAAGTAGTAACTTGAAGATGAACCATCAGACTTCACCTTTGCGGGTGCCGAGGGTGCAACCCCAACGCCAACTTGAAGGCGACGACCAGCGGCGCTGTCAAGGATGCTGTCTGCCTTTGAACCAAAGGTCACTTCGTTTGCAACATATTGGTGGGGGACATGGGCTTGTGTGAAACTGCAGCGGATGCGGTGATATTCACCTTCCTCTACTGCGCACTCAGGACACTTGGTTGCCATAGGATGGGTTCCTTTTTCTTAAAGTCATATTCAGTTGATCGGAGGATGCGGGCCACTTGGAATTGGACGATTGCATCCGCTTCGGAGACCCCTGCTTTGGCGTAGAGGGACACGATGCCAGACCAGAGATCGGGGGCTTCGCGTTTGACCCAGCGAGATTTCTCAACGCCTTCGTCTTTGCCTGTCTTCGGGGTGTAGCTTTCGTTGACGAACATGAACGGCTCGTCGAGGAACCGTGAGGCGGTATCCATGCCCCATCCGGGACAACCTTTGTATCCATCGACAGCATCACCTGCGATACCCTGTTGAAGGTGCCACCTGTCGGCAGCCTCTTTGGTGATCTCTTGGATGCCGAGGACGGAGTGGTGCCAAAGGTAAACCAAGCCGGGAACGGTTTTGAGGTCTTTATCAATCGTCGCCATGATGCGTTCACCGGGCCACCGCTCAGAGAGACCTGAGAGGATACCAAGTAAATCGTCACCCTCTAGGCCGGGTCGTTGCCATGCAGCATACTTCTCCCGAAGATAGTCACGCGCTTGGGGAAGCAGTATGGGTCTCTCGGTCTTGCTGCGGTTGCCCTTGTAGGTAGGCAGTACGTCTGTGCGCCAGTTATCTACATCAGTGAGACAACAGACGATCTCGTCAGCTTGTAGATCATCCCTTAATTCTTCGAGGGATAAGTCGATGTGCTTGCGGGCAGTCTCGCCATCGGCCTGTGCTGTCCACCGTGCGCCATCAAGATCGTCAGTGCCCCAATTTTCCCAAGTCTGGGAACCTGCGGCAGCACGGAAGGCAACAACGTCAGCATCGACGAAGACGGTTCGTTTAGGTTTTGTCATTGGGTACCATCCAGTCTGTGTTGGAGATTTTGTTGGAGTAGTAGCGATACATGGCCTCCATCTCAGGGACGGTGGCATTATTTTTCAGTGTGTTCGCTCTATGTGAAATGACCTCGCAATTCCCGCGAGTGTAGCCCATTGCTGGTACGATCTTGTCTAGTGATGGGGAGTTGCACGTCGGCTGACCAAAGGAGAACTTGATTTCGATACCGAGTACAGGGCACACATCAGGGATGTGGATGTCTTCAACAGTGAGGTTGAAAGGGAGGTCGCCTATCTTCGCACGGGACCGGGCACTGGTTAGCATCCGCCGCTTATAGGCGAGGATACCAATAGCGGTTCCTTTGGCCAACGCCGCTTTCTCCTTTGTGTTACGTTTTCGGTTGGATTTCCTTCTAGATGCCCTCTCCTTTTCGAGGTTCGAATAGTAGTAGTCCTTCATGTATTGCCGAGTATATTCCTTATCCCTGCTGGCCCAGTTCTCCACGTTGTGGTGAGAGACTTGACAGGCCTTGGAGCAATATCTGGCATTTGACCTGCGGGTTGGCGGTATTGGTTCCGCACAACCTTTACAGGCCCGCCCCCTTTCAGGGGCAGGTTCAGTTTCTTTCATTTGGTTTTCCTTGGGGAGTTAGTGGGTCTCGCGCCAGTTGCGGCCTACGTTAGTGTCCACGTCCAAGCGTATACGGATGCCGTAATATTCTTGGGTCAGGGTCATGGCGTCTGCCGATGCCTTAACAATGGCGTCCACTACCTCTTGGTTACGGGCAGCTATCTGCTGCTCATCATGGATATTTCCGACGACCGCGAAGTCACCGTCCCATCCATGCTTGAAGCCACGTTCGAGGAGCAGCCGTTCAGTAAGGACGCTCCATCGTTTGCAGGTCAGGGCACCCGCCGATTGAAGTAAGGTGTTAAGTGCAGAGTGTTCTGACCGGACGTGAAGGATGCCATCATCAAGAGCGTTGAGGTGCTTGAACATCTTGGCCTTGTGCTTCACGGCCTTGATTAGATTGGCGTAAGCAGGCAGACCTTCCATAAATTTGGAACGCATCGCCTTGCCCTCAGAGGCACCCCCACCCAATAGAGACCCCAGATTGGCGTCCCCGGAACCGTACAAAAGGGCGTACACAAATGTCTTCGCGGCGTTCCTTGTCGGTAGGCCTGCGAGTGTCTGATTGTGTGTGTGGATGTCGCCGTTGAGGATTACGTCGCCGTACTCCCCATCATCCCAGCGGGCCATATAGTGGGCCAGCATACGGAGTTCCAAACCAGAGGCATCGGTACCGACGAGAAACTCGAAGGGACCAGACGTGAAAAGTTCACGACATTCTGGGCCGTAATCAGCACCCACGGAGGGCACCTGAGCGATGTTAGGGTGACTGTGGGTCATGCGGCGGGTGACCGCACCGACAGTGTTATAGCTGCCGTGTACTTTCCCATCACGGGCCAGCTTGAGCCATGCTTGCTTACCCTCTGCCAACTGCCCCAGCCGTTTGATCACGGTGAAGTATTCAGTCAGTAGCGGGGCACATGGATAAGGCAGCTTTGCCATGATCTCTTCGTCAATCTTTGCACGACCGTCCGATGTAAATTCTTCTGGTTTCCAGCCGTAGATTGCCGTGAGGCGCTGGGCGATATGGATGCGGGAGGAAGGCTTGAACTCGACGATCTTGATCTTGGTCTGGCGGTAGCCGATGAACTCCCGACGAACACCGCGACGCTTGGCTGCGGCATTAGGGAGGCCACCCTTGGTGAAGTCCTCAGGGGCCAGCTCACTTTCATCGTCGAGGTAACGCCATGTGGTTTCACCCCAAGCACCAGATGCCTTGTTGGCAGATACAGGGGTGAACTCTCTGACGCGCTCTACCCATGAGTCGAAGGTATCTTTGAGTTCGTCTTCGATCTGTGCCCGACGTCCTGCGAGGGTGCCGTAAAGCATCCCCGCTTTCTGTTCATTGAAAGGGAAACCATTGGCTTCGATCTTGGCACACAGGTAGGCCATGTCCATTTCATCGGAAACAGCCTGCCGTGAGTATCCCTTGTGAAGACACCAGTTGTAGATTGCGAGGTTGGTGGTAACGTCTTGATCGCAGTAATCCTGCATCTCCTGTTCCCACTTCGCCCACACCAGACGTGCTGCCTCTCCCTTGTCCATGTCAGGGTTGGCCGCGAGGATTTCTGCCTTCTTGTCCTTGGAGTAATCCCCTTTCCATTCACCAAGCCGTTGACCCCAAGCTTCAAGCGAGTGGGAACCAAAAAGGTGGCCTTCGAGGCGCTGCTGTTTGACCAGCATGTGATCGCCGTCTTTTACGTTAGGCTTGATCAGACGGACGAGGGTCAGCGTGTCAATCACAACGCCGGGTTTGTTCCCTTCGAACCAAGGGAAGAGCATCTTGAGGGCAGGTTCATCGAACTTGATGATGTTATGCCCAATGCGCTTCTTGGCGTTGTTGAGGAGGCGAACTCCCTCTTCGATCTCAGGTGACCAGAAGGCCGCTGGGTTATCGTTCTTGAGGGAGATCAGTTCCTTGGTGTCCAAGTCGTAGAGGACGAGACAATGAATGCGGTCCATCGTGTCCAACAGGCCGTTGGTTTCGATGTCGTAGATGAAGCGTTCATGCATTGGGATGGCCTTTCTAAAAGCGCCTAGAAGTCAGTCTCCCCGTCTTCAATGGGAGTACCGTGAGCAGACATGTCTTCGAACTGCGCTGCCATTTCTGGGTCAACGCCTGCTACGAAGGTGCCTGTCTCTTTCTGGAAATAAATGAAGTCAGCAGGGCCAGTGTCTCCGGTGTATCGGGACTTGAGGACGTGAACCTGTGCTGTGTTACGTGCAGCTTCCGTCTCAGCCTGTTGATCACGGGAGATCGCGTAGACAGAGTTGGACAACTGCTTGATACCACCGGAACCCCGGAGGTCGTCGAGTGATGGGGCCGCGCCTTCTTCAAAGGAGACAGGGCCAGATGCTTTCTTGAGGTGGCTGATAAGGCCGATGTAGATGCCAAGCTCTACGGTCAGGGTCTTGAGCGCATGCATCAGAGCGTCGATGCGTCGGCGTTCATCCCCATCTTCGCCCATGTCCGAGACCAAGATCGACAAGTGGTCAATCCAGATCACCTTGCAGTCACAAGCGTGGGCATAATAGCGAATGCGGTTCATTAGGTTCTCGTCTGAACCCATCGAACCAAAGGCATCGTGGAGGTAGATGCGGCTGTTGCCGTGTGCATCCTTGGCCAAGAAGTTCTTTTCGAAGTGGAAGCGAAGGTCTTCCTTGGTCACCGTCTCGCGCACCGAAGGCAGCGTTAGGCGCTTCTCCATGAACACCCCTAGCAAACTCTCAGCGGTATCCTCAAGGGGTTCCTCAAGGTGGATGATTGCTTGGTTGTAATCGGTGGTGCGGAAGATGTGCGCTTGAAGCTGCTTGATCATGGTGGTCTTGCCCATGCCTGAGCCAGAGGTCCAAGTGTCCAACTCCCCAAGACGTATGCCCAGCACCTTGCGGTTCATTTCAGGCATCCAATTAGGGAATGGGATAGAGGCCACCACAGGGCGGCTTTCTAGGCGGGACCAGATGTCTTCGCCGTGGACAACTGAGGGTGGGCTATAGGGTTTGGCGTTCCAGATTGCCTGAACGATCTTGTCCTGCTCACCGTTAACCCAACACTCGTTGGCATCTTTCATCGGTAGCTGGGCGACAAGAACGCGGTGCCCCGTCAGCACCTCAGCGGCAACCTCGGTGGCTTCCCGACCGGGTTCATCTTCATCGAACATCAGAACGATCTCGTCGAAGTGGCTGAGGTATTCGATGTTCTTGGCGATGTCTTTACGGGCACCATCAGCGCCGTTGATCAGGGACACTGCAGGCCACTTGGAGCCTTGTGCCTGATAGACAGTCATAGCGTCGATCTCACCCTCGGTGATCACGATACGTTTGCCTTTACCAAATAGATGAGAACCGAATAGGCCGACGTTCTTCTTGTCGCCTACCCAAGGCATGCCTTCTTTCTTGTCAGCGAACCGAAGCTTCTGGGCAATCACGTTACCCTTGTCGTCGGTGTACCCGGCAAGCTGGGCTGGCTGACCATTGAACAGGCCTATCTTGTAGTTGTAGCGGCGGGC